TATATGATTGATTATATATATCTTCATTTTTAAAAATCAATTTTTTTAAATTTAATCATTAATACTCACTCTTACTTTTTATCTACCATAACTGGAACATCATTTGAATAATTAACACAAAGTTTTTCCTTCTCTTATAAGGCTCATAATAATATTTTGAAAAACTCATTTCCTTATTTTCACAAGTTCATTTTAACAATTTTAAAATTTTGGTTTTATATCTTCAAATTTATAAACAACTTCAATAAGAAAATTAAATAAATGATATTTTATAAAATTGATTTTATAGTATAAAAATAGATACTATATACCTCTAAAATAGTTAGACAAAATCCTAATGATGAATAATTATTGTCATTCACTACGTTGTGAAATTATATATATATTTATATTTAGTTCTTTATTCTCACTCTTTATCTTTGGAATATCCTACGGTTTTCTTGTTGGTCTCTATAAATTACCTCTTAGTATTGGATTAACAATCTCAATCGTTGTTTCACTTGCAACAATGATACTTAGCATTTACTTAGCGTTTAAAAATATCAGAGACGAAAATATCCAAGAAGAACGTATAGAATTTATACAGAACTTTTGTAATTATATTCTAATGGCAATTTTCATGACTCTTAATATATTCGTTTTATTATGCATGATTGCTCTTGTTATATTCACAATTGTCTTTTATACAATCAAAATCAAAAATAAAATTGTCCTTTCTATAGTTTTTACCATAGAATCTATACTACTTTTATATTTGACTATTCGGTTTTCTTGTGTTACTCTACGAGATTATTATCAATATAATGAAATACGAAGGACAAGAATACAAAATATAATATCTAATTTTCAAAGGTTTGAAGTAAACCTAGGATATTCATTGTTATATACCTTAACAGCCATTGTTTGTCTTGGGTTCTTAATCGCTTTTGTTATTATTCCATTGATATTTATCATGTATATTATTCTTGCCTTAGGTAAAAAAGAATATTATTACGAAAAGAAAACAACTATTATATGTGTAGTTTCAATCATAGTTCTTGAAGTTGCAGTCTTCCTATTATATAAATACCATAAACGAGTTCAAAGAATAAATATAGAGAGAGAACAACAACCACAACAACAATATCAAAGCACAACAAATATACAGAGTGAAAGACCCTATGTTCAAGAGAGAGTATCACTTCAGACATTACATGTTGTAAATCAAATAGTACTACGAAGATTACATGATATGCACCTTAGAAATGCAGAAAACATAATAAATCCAGTAGTTACACTTAATCATCAACGAAGAAGTGCAATACCCTCCTCATGCACCATATTCACCATAAAAGAAGAAACGAATTGTCCTATATGTTTATCTTTAATTAAAACGAATGCTATAAGAACCTATTGTCAGCATACATTTTGTAAAGATTGCTTAATTGAATGGTTGAAAACAAAAGATACGTGTCCTTGTTGTCGTTCTGAACTAATCTTTTCCAATAATGTATAAAATTTAAATAGGATAGAGTAATATACTACCATACATCTTTTTTTCGTTTATAAATACATTCAAAATATCTTTTAACTTATTTATATTTCTTGGGTCTTTATATATTTCATTAAAAGAATATATGAACTGACGAAATATAACAGGATTACTACATACTTTACCAAATGAATCTTGACATTCTTTGAATCCAACATTATAAAAAAATTTATCTACTGTAAAAATATGTTTTGATATCCAAATAATTATTTTTTCTACTTGAGATTTATAAACATTAAAATCATCTAAATCAGAAGCACATTTGTAAATCTCTATTTCTTTACCATCATGAAATCTTACATAAAAATTAAATATTCTATTTCCAAATAAAGAAGTGCAATTTAATTTTATTTTAGATAATTCGTTCTCATCAAGTGGATAATGATAATATTTCTTGATTTCGTCTATTTTCTTTATTAGTTCTTCTCTCTTTTCTTCCTTTTCAATATCTTTTTGTCTGCAAAAATTATGGTATTCATCAAATGCTTGTTCTATATCCTCCATACTTATAATTATTGTGTTTTTTTAATCTATTTATATATAGATAAATATATCAATTACTATATTAAAGATATAAACTTAAAGTATTTTATTTAAAGTTATGAGAGAATACTGCACATTTGAATATATATGGATTGATGGTTATGATACTATTCGTTCCAAAACACGAATTTTTTATTATGAAAACAAATCATTAGATTATAATACTAACACAGTGAAAGAATATCTTAAGGAATTAATTCAACGAGATATTCCTTCTTCTAATAATCACTTTACACAAGAATACAATAATGTATCATTCTTTCCTGTTCCAGAATGGAATTATGACGGTAGTAGTACAGGTCAATGTAATGATGAAAATACCGAAGTTATATTAAAACCTTGTTTTATATGTAATAATCCAATGCAAGAAGAATGGAATCATTTTTTGGTATTATGTGAAACTTATTATCCAGATGGTAGCATTACACAAAAGAAACCGAATATTAAATATAATCGTAGGAAACAATTCAAGAATAACAAATTATGTTATTTAGATACAGAAGAAGAGTATGAAGAATATTCTAAAACAATGAATGAAACCAATCATAGAATCAAAGCGTCATTAATATATGATAAGTGTCGTGAAGAAAAGCCATGGTTTGCTTTCGAACAAGAATATTATATTTTAGATAAATATAGATTAAGGCCCATTGGTTTTGACGAGAGTGAATACTTAATAGATTACGAAAATAAAAGACAATATTGTAAGAGTGGATATTGTAGAGTGGGTGGAAAAAATACAGATTCTATTATGACACAGATGACAAACGAGCATTTAAATTTATGTTTAAAGGCTGGATTAACTATGAGTGGAAAGAACGCCGAGGTTGGAACCAGTCAATGGGAATATCAAGTTGGGCCAGTAGAAGGTGTAGAAGCAGGAGACCAATTATGGATTTCACGATATTTATTAGAGAGAATAGCAGAAAAATATAATGTTGTCATACATTGGAAACCTTCATTATCATTAAATTTTATATGGGATGGTAAATCACATAGACCTAGAGACATTTTTTCTCCTCTATATTTATTTGATTTTCCTGGTAGTGGTTGTCATACCAACTTTTCCACAATAAAGATGAGAGAAGGTTACAAAGATAATGACGGTTTATATTATATTAAAGATGTTATTGATAAAATGAAAAAAACAAGTTCTCAAGATGTTCTATATTATGGAGAAAACACAAAATCAAGATTAACTGGTAGAAATGAAACAGCCTCTTATGATGAATTTTCATGGAGTGTTGGAGGTCGTTCTACTTCCATTCGTATTACACAAGATACAAATCGGAATCAAAAAGGATATCTAGAAGACCGACGACCATCTGCAAATTGTGATCCTTATCTTGTAATCTATCGTATCTTAAATAGTATTTATGGATAATATAATATATTATTCACTCTATTCTTCAATTATTTCTATTACACTTTTGGAAATCTAAAATGCCGACTTTAAGTAAAATGTATTTTAGTATTTTAACTATTTTAGTTAAAATTGAGTTAAAAATAAAATATTTAGTAATAGTATAGAATGCCTACTTATACTTGTGAACGTTGTTTAAAAGAGTTTTCTCAAAAATCACACTACAACGCACATTTAAAACGAAAAACACCTTGTCAAAATAATAAGAGTAAGATAGAAGAAGTTGTTGAGAAGATGGTGAATGAGAAAATAGATAATAGTTTACATAAAAAATTGATTAATCAAAATGAAAATGTTATAATTCAAACACAAAGTAATAATAAGATGAGTTCATTAAAATTTCAAGAAATGAAAGTTAGTGAATTAAAAAAATATTGTAAAGAGAATGGAATTAAAGGTATTAGTGGTCTAAAGAAACAAGATATTATTGATGTCATTAATAATAAAGATGTAAATACATATTTGCTTCCAATTATTAAATGGAGTGGTGGAAAAAAAGATGAAATTAAAAATTTTATTCATTATATCCCAAAAACATATGATACATATTTAGAACCATTTATTGGAGGAGGTGCTGTATATTTTCATATTAATCCAAAAAAAGCAGTTATTAATGATTTACATACAGAACTTATTGACTTCTATAAATCTATTAAAAACGGAGATAGTGATAAAATATATAAATTTATGGAAGAACACCCTAATCAAGAGGACATCTATTATAAAGTTCGGTCTTATAAACCAAATAATCAATTGGAAAACGCACAAAGATTTTATTATCTACGAAAAACGTGTTTCCGTGGTATGTTACGTTATAATAGTAAAGGTGAATTTAATATACCTTATGGACGTTATAAAAATTTTAATTTTGAAGATATTAAAAATAAAAAATATGAAAAATTATTAAAAAATACAGAAGTATTAAATAAAGATTTTAAGTATATATTTGATAATTATAACTCAAAGGATAATTTTATGTTTCTTGACCCACCTTATGATAGTGAATTTACTGATTATGGATATTGTAGTTTTGGTAAAGAAGAACATAAAAAATTAGCAAAATGTTTTAAAGAAACTAATATTAAATGTTTAATGATTATTGGAAAAACAAAATTTATATCAGAATTATATAACGGATATATTGTTGGTGAATATAATAAAAATTATAGGTTTAAACTACATTCTGGACGTGTTGGTGATGAAATTAATACAAAACATCTTATTATTATGAATTATAGTGTATAGTTTATTCAAACATAGTATTTGCCAATTTATTTAGAAATTTACAATAATTATTAAACGTAAAATGTATATTTATATTTAATAAATTTAGATAATCATTAATTCCAAATAAATTATTTTTTATACTAATATATTTATATTTTAATTTATTTGGAATAATAATATTATTTATATACCTACACCCAACAAGACACCAATTAATAGTATAATCAGGATATTTTTCTTTTAATTCAATTACAATATTTAAACATTTTTGATATGTTGATTTTGATTTTTCTGTATCTAAATTTATATTGCTCTTAAATTCTGCATAATAAATTATCTTATTAGTTTCATCACAAAATAAATGGTCTTTTTCTTTTTTACCTTTTTTATTTTTTGGTTTAATATCTTTTAATTTTGTGTATTGTAAAACAATATCATAAAATATTTTTTCTAAACCATTACCTAATTTAATACAATCACTTTGAGATAGTTCACGCTTAATCAAATAAGATAAACTATCAATATCTTTTTTTTTATTAGTATTGCAATTTTTAATGTAACTATTATTTTCAATTATTGGTAATAATTTTAATAAAGTATCATGTTGTTTTTTAATATAATCCCTATATATTAATTGTATTTTAATTATACTTTCAATATTTTCATTATAGTAATCTAATTTATCACAAAAGCATTCCTTTTTTGTAATACTTTTACTACATAATTTACATATTAGATTTAGCTTTTTATTTTTGATTTTAATTTTGTTTGGTTTAATAATTATATTTGATGCTGTGCTATCCATTATAATTGTGTCTTCTTTCTTATCAAGAATTTTAGATTATTTAATTTCAATTTTATTCAATTACTTAAATAAATTTTATAATGATTAAAAATACTTATCATTATATAATATAATATGTCACCACATCATTGTGACGATTATAAATTAACTGTGGATAGGTAAACCAATATCAAGAAAAAGGAAATATGAAACGAAAAAACAAGGAAAATAGAAATATTATTAAAACATAAAATTGATTTTCTATTTGTTTCTCTCTATGTAATATATCTGGAATATGACACATTCTCAACCTCTCTTATTAAGATGCTCGGGTCAAGGATACACTTGTTTGTATGGTTCTTCCTTGCCATCCTCGTATTCTCACGATTACATTGAAGATATTCTCTCTTTCCAGAAGTTTATTTATTCGCTTTATAAACTTCGAATTCCTTGGAGAATTATTCTTGAGAGAGAAAAGTATATTCATATATTTGATTTGTATCGTGAAACTTTCCAACAAAGACCAGTTTCAAGATTATAAACGATGCAGATTGAACCCATTCCCACAGAAAAACTATATAAAATTGAATTTAATAATACTTTTTTATATCCAATTATACTACAATGCCATTTTACGCTGTTGCTCGAGGACGAAAGGTTGGTATTTACAACACGTGGGATGAATGTAAGAAACAAGTGTTAGGATACAAGTTCCCATCTTTTCGTAAGTTTAATACCCAAGAAGAAGCACAATCCTTTATCGAAGGTCGTGTATTACCAAAGAAAATAACAGATAAAGAGAGAAAACCAA